TCCCGTACAACGAACGGTACATATATTTAGTATCTTTTTAATGATAATCTAAATATTGTTTATTCTTCATCATACCATTTACATTCAAATCTTCTATAACAATTCTTCTAGGTTTGGTTTTCACAATAGAAGCTGTTGTTTGATGTAAGTGATTCTTACAAATACTTATTTTTTTAGATACTAAAATAAAAATAAATTTATAAATTTTTATAGATTATTACTGTCTGTTGAGAACCTCTTGTTCATCATTAAGTACTTCTTCTTTAGAACCTGTTTTTCTCTCTACATTATATAAGTCTAAAATATAGTACAAACCATTTTTATGAATATTATACTTCTTATAAATATCTTCTACATTCATAAAATGATAATCTTTGATAAGTTGTTTTGTCTTTTCTACATCATTTAATACGTGAGCTACTCTCTCAGAAACTCTAGATTTCTTGTTTCTTTTCTCTACTTTATAACTGTTAATTACTGAGTAAATCATACCTGTACTTACTTTAACTGCTTTTGAGATTTCTTTAAACGGTGCTCCTTCTTCATATAAAGTAACGATTTGTTGCTCTTTAATTGTGTTGAATCTTTTATCTTTCTTTAAAGGTGTAAATTCTTTTTTATTTTCTGTACCTAAAATCTTCTCTTCTTCTTTATTTAATGAAATAAACATATAAAAAACTCCTTTTGTTTTGATAATTATATCATACTACACTTAATCATTCTTGTCAATATCTTTTACTAAAGTTAACTCACTTTCTTTAAATACCTTATCGTATTCACCTGTTAGCTTATAAAAGTAATTGTTGTTATCAGTTAGTACTTCTGTAATCCTAGCAACATCTTTACTTGAATTTTCATTTAATAGATTAAATCGTTCATACTCTACAATGTCATTAACTTTAAATTTATTGTCTGTTACATTAAATTCTTCATCTAAGTAAACATTAAATGTAATAAGAGCATTAATAGAAATATTATAAGGCACCCAATACCTATTATAAAAAGTTGTTTCTTTTCTAATATCTCTTGATATTTCTGTCATCTGGTGTTTACCAGGATTAAGTCTTACAAGGATTGTTCCTTGGTCTCCTTGTTCTAGTCTTAATACTTTACCATCTACTAGGTAATGAATAATATCTGTTAAACTTTCAATTGGTAATGCTTCTTTTACTGGTTGTATATTAATCGGATTGACTTCCATAATTTACCTCACTCACTTTACACATTAAATAGATATTCCAGCTTGTTCCATAGCTTCTTTAAATCTTTTGTCTTCTTCATTTAAATCTAGACTTTGATAGAATTCTTTTTCCTTTTCTTCTAATCTTTGTAGTACCTGTTCGTGTTGCTCTTCAGGAATAAATTCTAATAATACTTCTGTCATAGCTGATTCTCTAGCTGTTTGTTTAAGCATAAGCTCTTTTAACCCAATATAACTTAAACCTTTTAATTCCCCATTAGTTATCTTATTCTTTGTTTCTATTGCTCTTATCATTAAAGCTGGGTCTAATGTATCTACCCATTTTAAACCTTCTCTACCTTTATAAATAATTTCATCTAATATCTGAGCGTCATTATATATTTTCTCAGTATAACTTTTAGCTTCTTCAAAACTAGGTGCAATTTCTTGACCTTTATAACTCACCTCTTTATCAGATATATCATCTACAGAGGTTTTCTTTCTCTTATCTATAAGCTCTCCTAAATCCCAACCATTTTGAATAGCTTCTCTTCTTTTGTTTTTATATCTTGATAAAGACGGTTTAGATATACCTAAGTCATACTCTTTACATATATCTATAATATCATCGAAACTCATATCTTCATCTAAAGCATTATCTACTTTAGTTCTTAATAATTTATTGTGATATAGCTTAGAGAGTATACTCTCTTTTTTTTCAACAACTTTAATAGTGTCTTTTTTATTTTTTAAATTTTTCTTTCTAGCCATAATATAATATTTCCTTTCTAATGTAAAAGTATGTAATTAGTTACATATATGAAACGTAGTTACAATTAATAAAACAATCCCTTTACATCAACTTATTTCAGTCCACATTATATAATATATCACAATTTCTGTTATTATTTTATATCATTATAAGTATTTATAAAAAATATATACAATTTTGTAGTAAATTTTATTTGTAAAACACTTTAATTTAGCTATATTTAATTGAAATACAGAGTTGTTTTTCATAAAAATTCATTTTATGAATATTATTTACCTGCATTTTTTACTACTACTTACTTTACTTTTTAATAAAAGAAACTATTTAAATATACACTTATTCTGCATAAATTCTCTCTGCTTCTGCTTTCATTTCCTCTACAAATGAATCATCTTCATAAGCTTCTTTAGTAAAGAAAACGATTGGCTCTTCAGCTACACCATTTTGATATTCATAAACATCATCCATAGCTACTTTAGAATACTTTTGATAGTAGTTAATCATGAATGTAGGTAAGTTAGCTAAAACATTATCTCCAAATAGACCAAATAAAACTACAATAAGACTATTCCCTAATAAAGGGAAAGCAAAAATTAAATTATAAAGTGCGTAAATAAATACAAAAAATCCAATAACTCTAAGGAATGGAATACTAAATACAATTCCTGAAATCATAAACCAGTTAATAAATCTTATTCCTGCATCTACTGAAGCTGTTCTCAATGCTTCGGTTCCTTCAAACGCTTCTTTACCATTCAACATTAATGAATCTAATACTCTTAATCCTTTAATGCCTAAAAACCAAATTACTCCTAAAATAATAATTCCTAATAACATAATAACAAAATCCCTTCTCTTTTTTTATTTATTGTTTCTATAGTTATACTATAATACAAAGAGAGGGGATTGTCAACAGTTTTTTAGAAAAAAATTGATAATTTTTTATTATTTTTTAAGGTAATTTCAAAAGTGTACCTGTTATCTTCTTTAATAACTTTAGAATAAGATATATCATTAGTTTTAAATGATAAAAATGATTGACCGCAAGCTATAGAATATCTACTAGTATTATCTGATACAATAAATATTCCTGTTTCATTGGTATTATATAAATTATAAGTAATAGAGCCATCATCAAAGAATACACAAGGTATTTCTTTATTGATAATTCTTCTCTCTAATAAGAAATCAAGTAGTTTTTCTGTATCTACTTTTGTTAATTTATCTTTCTTTGATAACATACCTAATAATGTTTGTCCTTCATACTCTTTAAGTGTTGTCAATAAGTAAACCTCGTGTTTAAAGTCTATAATTTCTTCTTCAATTTTATATAATTTTAATTTAATATCTTTAGCAAGTGTAATTGTAGCTTCTGAAATTTCAGGCTCAATAAATAAGTTTTCTACATCAATAGCTTTAACTTGACTTACTTGAGTTCCTTTTAAAATCATATCTGTAAGAAGTCCAGGGTCTTTTACACCTTGGTCTATTTGGTCTACTTTAACACTTCCTAATCCTGAAGATTCTAATGCTTTATTATATCTAATAATATTAGGTTTATCGTTATCATGAACAATTAGTCTATTGATAAATTCAAACCTATTACCTTTTTCAAATGTTACGTCTTCAATGTAAGGCTCAGGTATAACACCAATAGGATAATCTTTATCATGATAAGTAATACCTAGTAGTTCAATTTCTCCGTTTTTCATTTTATTATATAATGTCTCAGGTTTAATCTTTTTAAATGTGTTGGTTGTTAACATTAATAACCCTTCCTTTTATTTGTTTGTTTTCTAATTTTAAATATAAAAATTAGATGTGTACTTTTAAATGTTCTCTGCTCTCTAATACTTAGTTTTCCTATTAGTAAACCGCCTTTATGAACATAATAAAGCCTGTCAGTATGTGTTATTTCTTGGTTTTTATATTTCTGTTTTAAACTTAACATATTTTCATTCACACCAATAGTTTTACTAATTAAATCAATACCATATTTTTTTTGTAATTTAACATCAGTTGAAGATATATTATTAAACTGTTTAGTAAATAGTAATTTGTACATAGTTGTTGATTTATCTTTGTTAGGGTCTCTATGATTGTAAAACTTTGTATTCCCTGGTGATGGTGTGGGTGCAAAGTTAACTGGCATAAGTTTTGCTTTTCTTCTTTTATTCACGTATAGATTCAACTCCATTTTTTACTACATTAAAGAAGTCTTCTTCAATAACTTTCCATCTATCATTATAACCATAAATAACTACCCTTGTAAATAATTTATAGGTATTTTCTTCTCCTAAGTATTTTATTATTTGATTAATAACTGAGAATTTTTTCATTCTTTTAGATTGTGTTGTTTGAGAGAAGTTACCTGCTCCTCCTGTGTATCTACCATTCTTATTATAGTTATACCCTGAACGGAAAGTAAAAGGGTCTCTTATTTGTTTTAACATTATTAATAAGTTATGTTTCCATAGAATATTAAGTGTATGATAAGGACTTCTATGAGGTGATATAGTTGCCTTTTTATATTTACCTACAATAGGTTTACCTTTAACATTTATATAGCTTATAATACCTACATGGTGATGTTTATATCGTTTTAATATTTGTTCTACTTTAAGTACATGCTTATCATGACACATAACATATACGTATTTACATACTTGACTATAATAGTGTAGTTGTTTATTAAGTCGTTGTGTAGAATCTCTCTCTGTTTTTATCTCGATACCCATTACAGTACCATTTCTATCTAATACTAGACAATCAGTTCTACATTTACCTTGACAGATTACTTTTTCATTGAATATAGCAATGTCCTTAACATCGCTTGTAATATCATCATCATAAAAAAGGTGTTGTTTAGTTTTTATTAGGTCTTTTATATCTTTCTCATAAAATTTAACTTCAGAAGACATTTAATCTATCCTCTTTCGTTTTTTTATAATATTCTACTACACTCTCTAAAGGTGTATATGAATTAAACCATTTAATGTTAGATAAACCAATAAAAACACCTGTATACTTACCATGCTCAACAACTATACCATCCTTTTGTGTCATTTTTTTATTATCTGGTTGTCTTTCAAAGAACCCTTTTCCAGTCTCACCTGTTACTGTGTCTCTACCTAACGGAATCACAGTAGCTATGAATATAGGTTCTTCTTCTACTTTCTTAGGTGTAACTTTCTTAGGTAATCTGCTTTTAATAATATTACTAATTGTTGTTCCTCCAGGTATTGTTTTTCTATATTCTTCAATTCTATATTTTTTAACTGGATTATCTATATTATTAACATCATGTACATTATATACAATAACATATTCTGATAAATCTTCTTCTATATGTTCTACTATATAGACAGGTTTACCATCAAAATAATAAGCTCCTATACTTACCCTCATTTTTATTGATGGACTATCAAATGCACTAAAATTAAAATCCATTCTTCATCAGTTCCTTCTTTTCTTTTTATTATACCATATAATTAAAGTAGAAGCAAATATGCCTCTACTTTTTCTTAATTAACTTAGCTTGAATAAAAGACATAATCAAGGTAGTAATTAATCCTACAATAAGGTATCCTACTATAAATATAACACAATATAGTATTAAGAACCAAATATTAGTAGGTTGAATAAAATTATCAGAAAAAAAGCTAATTACTAATAAAAACATAAAACCAAGTAACCAATTAAGTAACGGATAGTAATAATCAAAGTTATTAAAAGCTGGATAGCCAGCTTTTACTCTTTCTTTTTCAACCGACCATTGTTGAAATAAAGTAGCGACTGTATTTATTGTAACTAATATCATAGTAGATATTAGTATAGATAAAACATAATTCAAAATTAATCACTCCTAATCTAAGAACACTGTTTTAATGTCTATATTCTTAGTCCCCTCTTCTAACACTAATATTTGTTGAGAAGGTTTTGTCTTACTTAAGTGTAATTCTTTAGCATAGTTATTATAGCCCATTGGAGAGCTGGCAACAATATGAAATCTGTTATAATCTTCTTGTGTTATTCTATGATGATGTACATGTCCTGTAATAAGCAAATCAATATGTGAATCTGTAATAAATTTAGGAATATGATTACCTTTTCCTTTAAGTCCATCACCATGATTAACTACAATTTTTTTACCTAAAATTGTATCTCTAATATTATAAATATCTTCCCTATTATCAATAAGCTCAATATCTTTTAATACGCCTTGTTGTTTTAACATAAGTAGCATATCTAGTACTACAAACGCTACATTATCATTATAAACTTTTTGATTTTTATTACCTTGCATACGGTCATGATTACCACCAATAATACCGAATGTTAATTTACCTGGTACATATTGTCTAATATTATTTAAAATATCTATAATTAATCTAGTTCCTTTAGAAATTTGTTCAGCTAAAGTAAATTCTGTCTCAAATGCTTGGTTAACATCTCTCATAGATATATGTTCTACTAAATCACCTACAAAGTATACTGTAACATCTGTAATATCTTTACTTTCAATATCTTCAATAACTGTCTCTAAAAATTGGTTAAGTCTACGTTTTAGTATATTAAAGTCGTAACCACCATTAGTATAATCAGATGTCAAAGCACCAATATGAAAATCTGACAGTAAAACTACCATTGATTTTTCTTTTTCTGTATTTACATAATTATAAAACTGACTTTCTAATAATGTATTCATAGGTTGTAAATCTCTAATTATAGATTTCTTTAAATCTTCCATTAAGATATTAATATGTGCACCTTGTTTAGCATACTTACGAAATTCTCTTTGTTGTGATAGTGTACGCTCATTCTCAGTAACATATGTTGAAACAGTTTTAAAATAATCGTTACCTGTAAATACTTTTCTATCATCTACACTTCTTAAGTCACCTAAACCAAGTTCTCCAGATAAAGCTGAATTTTTAAGACTGTTTAAATACTCATTCTCTCTAACTGTGTCTACAATATCAACAAATTCTGAAGAATTTACTTTATCTAATCCTAATTCTTTAATAATTTTATTAAATTTAGTTAAAACTATTTTACCTTCTTCTTTTCCTAGAACTCCGATAACAATAGCATATAACTCTTCTACTGTATTAAATCTACTTTCTGTCATAATTAATTCCCTTCTTTAATAAATTTCATTGTATTTTTTGCTAGTCGATTGACTGAACTAGGTATAAATGTACTAAACACATTTGTCTTATCATTATAACGTATATCAAACACTTCTGTCAAGTAATTTTTATCAACATTTTTACAATGAAATGTTATTAAGTCATTAGTTGACCGTGTTTGAGATGTTATAACAACCACACCAGTATTTCTTTTCCTTAAAATTCTATGAGCTAATACATATTTATAGATAACATCATTCTCGTTTAAGAAAAAGAAATTATTACCACCATCAACAACCCTATCTAACATCATTGAAATATAAACTTCATCTATATTAAGTTCTTTTTCTACTTGTGTGTAATTTATTTCTTCTAAGTTAATAAAGTTAAAATAGTTAGTAAAATCTCTAGCTAGACTTAACCACTTATCATCTTTTATATCTAATAAAATCATAAGTTGTTCTAATAGACTTAAATGCTGTTCTTCTTTAGATATAGTAATAAAATTATCAGGTAATAACCCTATGTTACTTACATAATAAATACTACCTTCTAAGTATTGAGTATTTATGTTTTTATAAATATAACCTACAAAAATAACATCTTCATCTTCTACACTTTCAAAAGAAACATTATTTATGTCTGTTTCATATTTTATCTTACTAATACCTTGAATATTTTCTTTGAAAAACTTATCTACTATATCCTTCTCAAGTATTAAAGAGTTAATAAAAATATACACTCTTACCACTCCATTCTAGCATATAAATATCCTTTTGATTCTTTATCTAGTCCTAAATTATCTTTACCATATTCTAGTACTCTATAACCATAAATATTTAGATAGTTTTGTATTGCGTTCATTTGACTTTGCACATTAACAGTAGCTACTGAGACTGTATCAAACTTAACAGCTATAAACTCTTCTTCATTTTCCATAAGTCTTTTTACTTTAACATGGTCGTCTGGGTTTCTAAGTAAAATAATATTCTCTTCTTTTATCATCATTTACACCTCTCTATATTTATTACAGTTAATACTATAACATATATGTATATATTTGTCAATAAAAAAAGACTAGGAATTTAATCCTAGTCTAAAAAGCGGTATATTATTGAGGTTTTTCTTCTGCATTAACATCTGCTGTTGTATCTTTAGGGTCTACAGATACATCTACGTCTACATCTGAACGTGACTCAGAAGGTTCTGAAGTATCTCCTTGTCCTTCACTTTGGTCGTTATGACGTACGTCTTCACGAGCATTTCCTGTTGGATAACTTGAAATTAAATCTTCGTTTGCACGACCTTTTTTATCTTCTGTTTTATCAGCATCTGATTGTTCTACGTCTTTAACTTCAAGTACGTCTTCTTTCTCATTAGTAATAAAGACGTTATATACTCCTAAACGGAATCTATCTTCAATAAATGCTAAGAACGCTTGTACTAATTGTTTACCTTTATCTAAACCTTTAATGTTTTCAGTTCGGATAAATGATTGGTGGTAAGGGTCAAATAAAGTATTCACTACAAAATGAATATTATCTCCGTCTGTGTATACAACTGGAGAATCTTTCATTACATTAATAGTACCTCTACCATCTAATTGAATAGGGAATAAGAATAATTCACCATCTTGCTCTTTACAAATGTAAGAATAAATACCTCTATGTGTACGTGTATACCCGTCTTGTTCAGTTCTTACTTGTAAGTATTTATCTTTCAATGTTACTGTATCTTGCGTTAAAACTTCTTGTAAACTTTTTTTAGCCATATTTAAAATCTCCTAACTATTTTTTATAATATCTTTAACTCTAGGTTTAGAAATAACTTGATTTGCTATTTCTTCCCTTTGTTTATCTTTTTTACTGAAACTTGTATTTTTCCATGAAGTCCATACAATAGCTACTAATGAAACAATACCAGATATAATTAAGTAAAGTTGGTCGTCTGAAATTGGTAAAAAATCTTTACCTAGTATACTTGATAATATTAAATTAATAACAGTTATAATTGAAACTATCAACGGTACAAATTCAGAAAATTTACGTCTTACTTGTTTTGAATTAGGAATAATAACCTCAACACTATCTAAGGCATTATTAAATTTATCCTTGTCAAACTTATTTATCATGAAAATAACCTCACTACTGCTTTATTAAATTCATTCCTAATATAACAGTAGTAAGGCTTTTTTGCAAATATTTTGTTATTCCCAAACATTATTTTCAGTATATACTCTATGTGTATTACTATCTATGTGTCTATTATACTCATGATAAGCATTAATTTTAAATTTTACATAATCTTTTAGTTCTGACAGCTCTTTTGCTACATCTTTACGTTTAATTTGAGTGCCTTCGGATACTCTATTAACTATATACTTTTCATCTTCCATATCTTCATTCATTAGTAATTCTTTTAATAAAATACTTTGTAGTTCTGTAAATTCTACATCATCAAACACATATCGTATTAATTCACTTTCTTCTATACCTGTAGTTAGAGCTTCAGTTAGAGATTCTACTGTAGATTCTTTTTTACCTATCAACTCTGTACTTTTATATTTTTTATTTTTTTTAATATAACTATTACGTACTCTTAGAGTTAATTTTGCTTTAATATATCCAGGAAAATCAACTTTACTGTGTATATCATATTCTTTAACAAGTTTAATAAACTGCTCGTCTATATACTCTCGTAAGTCTTCCCTTTCAGCATCATTAGATAATATACCTGCATATTTATGATATAGAGACCATCTTAAATTTTTATATTTATTAAGTAATTTATCTATATCTCTTTCAAAATCAATAGGTATACCATCAGAATCAATTACATATCTATTACCGTTGTTCTTCTTCATAAGGGTTTGCTCCTTCAAAAATAATTTTTATTTTATGATTTTTATCCCTTACAAAAATATCTGAATAATGTATTGTTCTAGGTACTTTAACTGTACTATTTTCATATCTAAGTAGTGAATAGCCTCCTACCCATCTATCTGAGACATAATTAATATACATTACATTAGAATCAGTATGTGGAAAAGTACCCTCTTCCACAATTACTGATTCATTATTATCTTTTACTTTTTGAAATTTTTTAGCAATACTAATATACTCTCTAGGTGTTGTATCTTCTGAATTAGATTCACTTAAAGATTGTTTTACTCTATCTATATTTTGGTCTATTAAATTGTAACTATTTGTCATTCTTCATCCGTACCTTTGTTTTCCTCTTCTACTTCAGTTGGTTCTTCAACATTACTCTCTTTCTCTAATTCTTCATAGTAATCTTTAAGTGATTTAAATTCTTCTAATTGAGTAATATCTACCTTAGTATTCTTTAAAGGTGCATATTTAGTAGGGAAGTTTTTAGCATAAGTTCTGCTAAATAATTCCATATATAAGTCACGGTTTTCTTTAAGTAAAGGAACCCATTCTTTATCTCTTAATTTTAATTCTTCCCCGTTTAAAGTAACATAGTTACGCCATTGTCCTTTAGTAATTAAACCTCTGTTTACAGCTTCGTTATAAATAACATATTCACTATCTAAACCATTTAAAGCTTCACCAGTATCAATAATCCATTCAGAAAGTAAATCTGCTTCAGCTTTCTGCCCTGGTCTTGACAATTTAGATTTTTTAGTCTCTATTCTCATAGTATGACCGTGATATTCATCTTTACCTGTAAATTCACTTGCTTGTTTAATTTGAGCACCTTTATTTACTTTTACTCTTAGACTTGCACTGTGCTCAAAGGCTCTACCACCTGTTGATTTAATAGGGTCTCCGTACATACCAGCGTTCATATCATCTCTTGCTTGGTTAATAACAATTAATCCCGTGTTAGTGTCGTTTAACAGTGGTGTTACTTTATTTACAAGTTGTGTAACACTTTTACTTTTTACACCCATTCTTTGACTTCCATAGTCCATTTCCATTTCTACTTGAGATGGTGTTTGTGCTAGGCTATCCCAAATAAATAGTAAAGGTACACCTGGTGCTTTTTCATTAAAAGTATTAATCCAATATTCTAACTCTTCTCCTACAGTCTCTACAGTTAATTCTGCTTTATTCTTAAGTCTACCTAAGCCAGCTTGAATAGAAAATAGTTTAGACGTATCTACACCTAGTTGCTCCATTCTGTTATTATCGGCTGTACCTTCTACATCAATCCAAATAGTAATTACACCTAATTGTGTGGCTATTTTAGAAATATGAACTGCTAAGGTCGATTTCAGTTACTACCCCTAGTTTCCCAGTACTTTAACACTAATTTAATAGTGGGCTTAGACTATATCTTGAATTGCCTGGTCTGCAAGTTTTTGTTTTCGGATTATATGAATATTATTATCTTGATATAGTAATTTCATTAATTCTTTAGCTTTTTTACCTGTATAACCTATTCTATAAGAGGTACTAGTTTTAGATACTTTAGGACATTTTAAACCTAATAAATCATCAATCCAAGTACCTACATCTTTTAAAAATTCAGGATGATTATTAATTAAAGTTATAAACCATCTATTATTATAATACCCGATAGAACCATCACCGTCAAACAATCCTCTTAAGTAATGTTTTCTTAAATTATAAGGTATATCTTGTGTTAACCAATCCGTTTTTCTAGTTTTCATAGGTACTATACCATACTTAGCTAAGTCATTACATATTTTATTATCAGTAACACTAAAAGTATAAGTTTGTTTTTCATTTTTTATATAGTCTCTTTTTCTATGAGATTCATATATTTTACTGTCTGAATTCAATTCTTTTTGAACTCTTTCTACTATTTCTCTATCAATTAATTCTAGTGTTAAGTAACATTGACCTTCTCTTCTATATCTAACACACCCATCAGCCATTAATAAACCCAGTATATAAGCTTTCTCTTCAGTATCAATTACTTCAAAAAAATCTCTATTTATACTTCTATTAACGCTTCTAGGTTGATAATATGAAGTATCTATTCCAAAGTCTTTTAGTATTCTACCTATTTCTCTTCTGTGTGTTGTATATACTTCTTTTATCTCTGCTATAGTCATGGATTCTTTAGTATACATTCTTAGTATATCTTGTTTTTGCTTATTAGTCCATCTTCGTTTTTTATTTGTGTCAATATTAAATTCTTCTAAAACTTTCTTGATAGTGAAATAATGTGCATTATACTTATCTTGTAATTCCTTAAACGTTTTACCTTCTTGAAATGATTTTACTATATCTTGTTTCTCTTCATTAGTCCAAACTCGTTTTACCATACTATACTACTCTCCATTTTCTAATAGATTTCGTAGGCAATTCCCATGCACTTCAAGGATTAGTATCCTTTACTCTACTCAGTTACTCCCTAATATCTCTCAATATTAGATACCTTTTCGATAGTCGTTGAACCTTCTTCTTATCTTTAGACTTAGAAGCTTGGATGCTGATTACCTACACTATATAATATAACAAATATTTTTCGTTATACCATATAACTCATATACTTATTATTTTTAAACATTCACGTCTACCGTTTCCAGTTACGTTGTAGTTAATAAGTCTTTAAGGCTTCCCAGCAATTCACATGGGTTTGTAATAACTCTTTACAAGTCATTGTGGCTATTTAAGGCAACCACTGGCGTTAATCCCGTAAACCTCTGTAAGTCTACCTAAAGGTATACCTCCTCCTAATATTCTATCATATTGAGGAATCATTGTAGGTACAATATTACTAATATCAGCTGAGTTACTATCTGATAATAGAGTTAAACCCATTTCTTTACCTAAATCAATGGTATTGTAATCTTTCATATCTATTTCTTTACCTTTTTTTGCTCTTGCCATTATCTTATCACCTTTCAATATAAAAATCAAATAAAAGAGTGCTTAAGCACTCTAATATTAAATGTCTAGGTTTAAACCTTTTAGAACATCATCAACATTTTTTGGCTGTTCCATTTTAGGAGGTTCTTGATATTGTTGTTGATTTTGTTGTACGTTTTGTTGTTGAGGTGGTTGTTGCTGACTTCCAGTGTCGAAAGGTACTTGAGAATCATTAATAGTATTCTCATCAAAATTCTCCCAAGGATTATTTCCTTGTGGTTGTTGTGGTTGCTGTGGTGCTTGTTGTACCTGATTAAACTGTTGCTGTTGAGTTGGTTGTTGAGTAGTCTGTTGCGATTGAGTATTAATAGTATTCCAATCGTTCTGTGGTACTTGTTGTGTGTTTTGTTGTGGTTGATTACTTAAATTACCTGGTAACTGTTGTTCTACTTGTTGTTGTGTTGGTTGTGGTTGTTGTGTTTGTTGTACAGGTTGTTGTGGTTGGCTAGGTGCATCCCCTAATGTATTTGTATCTCTGTTGAAAGTAAAGTTATCTGTTTCTAAAGGTGTTCCATTTACTTTATTAATTAAGAAGTTAACAAGATTAGGGTTCACCTCTTCTGTAGGTTGAGCTAATTTATCTAAATCTGAAGATAACTCTCTCCAATTAGATGGTAAATTACCAAATTGATATTGTGGATTAGAGTATACTTGAACATACCAATTTGTTTTATCATTTTCTTTTGCTTTCTTAAACATTACAGGATAAGCAATATCTTCAGAAATAAAACTAAACTTAGCTGAAGGAGAAGGGTTAAACATTTCATCTCCTAATTGACTAGCTAAAGCATTATATGCTGTAATAGGAATTTCTAAAGGTGAAATCTTAGGATTACCTGAGTTATCTACTACAGGTTGTAAAGTACCACCATTATTAATATACTCAATAACTTCAATGTAATATCTGTTAGATGGTCTATTAGGGAATCGACTAAAAGGAACCTTATTAGCTATCCAAGATTCAATAAACGGGTCAATGACTGATTCTCCTGAAGTAGCTGGTAGTGTTAATCCTACGAATTTTTGCTCATTGTTTTTATTGTTGAAGTTAATACCTGTGTTTCTAAATTTCTTATAAAACTCTAAAGAACCTTCTTTTTTAGGTGGTAAAATACGTACTAAAATTGAATCTTTAGTTGAACCATCTTTTTGCTTACCTAATCGAATAACTGGATTTTTAGGTGTATAATATTCCACCTCATTATTGTTATTATTTTGTGTTTCTTTTGCTTGTTGATTAATAAATTCTGTAAATGCTGACATTATTATATTTCTCTCCTTTATTTTTATTATGTTATGATTGTAACATAGTTTATTCCATTTGTCAAGTTTAAATTTATAAGAATTTGTATTCTAATGTGAAAATGGATTAGTCATTCCACCATTTTTATTTGTTTGTCTTAGTTCTGCTGATAACTGTACTAACATTGTAGAACGTTGTTCCCAAGCTTTTACAATATACTGTAATTGTTTTACTTTGTAATTCCATTGTTCTACAATTTGTTGTTGCTTTTGATAACTTTCATTAAGCAAAATATCTGATTCTATAACATCTTTAGTTGGTTTAATTTTTTGCTGTGTATATCCTTGTCTTACTTGTTTATTTACAGAAGCTCCTATTTGCTCTAACTTTCTACTTTCTGCTTCTGCATAAGCTCTAACTCTCTCAAGTAAAGAACTCCAAAAAGCATACTTACTAGATTGTGTATACATCTCTTGTTGTATAGTATACTCACTTAGTTTTAACTCATCATGAATATTGAATGTTTTAGCTTCACCATTCATATCAACAATAGTAAGTTCTGTAAAATCTAGACTATCTACATGAATTTCCAAATCAATTCCTCCTTTGACATAACTATATCATAAATAGATATAGTTTGTCAATATTAAATTTTAGTAAATGCTTCTTTATTTCCTTTAATATAATTTTCTTTACTTTCTTTTTCTTCTTCAGTAATCTTACCTGATTCAAAATAATCTTGTATTTTTTGGAGTGCTAACATGTATTTAACATAACCAATAGGAGAGTTAAATTCATTCATATGATTTTCATCATATTCTACTAAATCTCCATAGCTTGTTCCTATTTCCATATCTGCTACAATAGGATACCTAATATTCTCTCCTTCATACTCAATGTATAAGAAATCAAAAGGTAAGTTTTGCATACAATGTAATACAACTTTAGCCATAACTTTAACTTCATCTGGGTGTGTATCAACTACAATACTATCATGTACTGTGGCAATAAGTTTAGACTTCATATTTCTAGTTTGAATAAAATCATCAATATAAGTAATTGCCATACTTGTAAACCATGAACCTAAACCTTGTATTCTAGCATTAAATGATTGTCTTAAAGCTTGATTTCTTTTTTGTTTATCATTACTTGTAGCATTACCTAAAAATCGTCTAAACCCATGTAATGTTTCTACATAACCATGTTTTTGTGCAAACTCATGCGTGTCTTCAATCGCTTGTCCTACAGCTGGCTTATTTTTATAGTAATTATCAAATAATTCTTCTGCCTCTTCTACAGGCATATTATTTTTACTAGCAAAAGAAAATGGAACGTCACCATACAATAATGAGAAACTTACTGTTTTTGCTTTTGTACGTTCATCAGTAGTTATCTCTTCCTCTGGTTTATTATACACTAAGCTTGCTGTATTCTTGTGTAGGTCTCCCCCGTGTAAGAAAATATTAGTCATATCTTTATCTTTTGTCATCAAACCAGTAACTCTGAGCTCTAAAGCTGAATAATCGGCTTGTAAAATTACACCATTGTTAAATCTTGAAACAAAAGAACGTTTAATAGGGTGATGATAATCAAATTTATTGACATTAGATGTGTGTGCTACAATATTTTGTAAATTTTACTTGTGTACAATATAATTTATTTATTATATTGTATCTATTGTCATTTAAACAATAGCTATATATCTCTATATAGGACAGACTATATCATATATCATTTCTGTGGTAGGTTTATTGTTTATTTACTGTTTCTAAATTTATATCCTTTATACTCTACAAAGTCATCTGTTTTTCTTAATTTATCTCTCAATGTCTTATGATTATTCATGTTGAGTAGTTTCATCACCTTATTCATACTATACTTAGTATACAATAGATTACCGTCTAAGTCAAATACATCAATTTTCATATTTTTACTTCTTTTAGACTCTTTATTTACATACTCCCACTTATAACCTTTATGTGATTTATGTCTTCCAGAAATTACTTGACTTATCCCTACCACAGAAATAATATCCTTGCTTTCGTGGGTGTGTATTGGTTGTGCTACCTCAACACCTAGTCGTTGAGCCTTCCCCATACTTCCATACACTTTCAGGGGCTTGGTTGCGGATTCTCTTTATTCTTAACCTTTTTACTGTACCAAACACATTACTGTTTGCCCTTATATATGTTTCCATTATAAGTTAGTAGTTAAGACCTAACAAGTTTCTCCCCGCAGTTAACAAAGTTTTACAACCCCAATTTAAGGGTTACTACTGGCTAATCTTCCTGTACTTGTAGTTGTTGATGAGAAACTACCATGTAGTGTTTGTGTGTTTTTATTAACCATTCTAGGAAGCTTATGAGTAAATGAGTTTCGTTTTGTTCGTATAGAGGCGTAGTATAATAAGTCTTCTATTAGTTCTTTGTTATCTTCTGTTACTTCTAAATCAGATAATATATATCCTAGAGCTTTAGTATCTGTTTTATAGTCTTCCCAACTAATATCTTGCTCTTTCTTTTTCTCAAAAGAGGTAGCTTTAACGTAGTTCTGGTCATAAGGTAATTCAAAACCTAATATTTTATACAATAGTTCACTTTTATGGTCTCCTGACCCTATATTAAATTTCCACCCATCATCTTTATACTTATTTCTGTACTTCTCTATTTCTGGGTCTCTTTCTTTTTTAGGTTTACTAAACTCTTCTAAACCTAGTTCATATAAGTTATATTTTTCTTCTTCAAATTCTTTTACCGCCCAATGTTCTCTTATTTTATTTTCAATTTTAGTTAATTCTAATTCATAGGCTTTGTCATTCTTTTCCATGTAATCTAAATCAGCATATAGACCATTACTCTCTATTCTTGCTAGGGTTCTATCTAACCTTGGATAATCTTGTTGCCATAACTTTATTGCTTTAGGTCGTTGTTGGTCTTTTAATTTTTCTAGTATATTAGAATAAATTCTACGACATACATCAACGTCACCACTAGCATAAGGGTGCATTAGTTCTAAAGGAATCCAATCATAATTAAACTTACCACCATCAACTTCATTATATACATCTGTATGTTTTTTAAACCTATTAATTAATTCTAAAGCTGTTTTAAGTGTATATTCTTTACCTTCATCACTTAAAGACATATACTCATCCGAAAGCTTAGCTACCTCTTCAAACTCTGAATCACCCATTAACATTGTTTTTGTTAATCGTTCTGGGTGTAAACCTAATTGAATATATTGCTTATCAGTACTATTCATTTCTGTTTTTTGCTCATATTTATCAAGCTCTACTTCTTTATCCACACTAATGTTTTCAGATAACCAATTTTTATATTCTGTTGCTTTAATATTATGTTCTTTTTTTGCAATACTCTTGTTATCTTTAATAATAGTAGACATTTTTTCTGACAAGAATTTAAGTAATTTTCTACTAAACCATTTTTTAAATTCTTCTAACGGTGTGTCATACCCACCCATATCTGTAACCTCATATGCTAAGTCAGACAGGCGTTTAGAATCTGTGGTTTCTTGTGTTACAGCTAAATACCAGCCTACAAGTGTGTCTTGATTATTTTCAAATGTGTTAAATCCTAGTGTACTCATTAGGAATTTTATATCATATTTAATATTATGACCTACTTTTATATCCTCTTTATCAGCTAACCACTCTCTTAAGTAACTTAGTATCTCATCAATATCTTTTTGTCCGTTTTTCCAATTAAAATCAGATTTATAAATAGGTATTGTGACACCTTGTCCGTTTTTCCAACTTAAAGATACTACTAAAACTTTACTTCCTGCTCTATCTGGTTTTAGTGAATTAGTCTCTGTATCCCAAGCTGTTATATCTATACCGTCATTATTATCTTTTTTTACTTCTTTAGTAAAAATCTCTCTTACTCTTTCAATATCTGTTACAAGTTCATATGACACTTTTTTAGGTTTAAAGGCTTCTTCTCCATTTTTTACAAATTTACCTAATAAATTAAGGTCTGTAACTACATTACGTTCAGCATTTTTATTAACATTAGTGTATTCAATACTATAAGTAGGTAATACCCAAACATCTTTACTTGTATTTTCAGTACTTAATGTTATTTTGTGAGGTACACCTCTTACTGAACCTAATTTTGTAACGTTTAGTAAAAATTTAATACCTAGTTTACCTAAAGGAACAATAATATCATAATTATTATCAATAATTCGTTTAGTTAATTCTGAGTAATAAGGTTTAACTTCTGTTTGCTTTACATCTTGGTATTTAACAATCTTACCGTAATTATTTGTTACAGGTGTTGGTATAGCCTTATACACAAAATCAATATCATAATCTTTTCTAGAATTATCTCTTACTAAACCTGAACATCTCTCTAATAACATTTTTAAAGTTTTACCATTTTGAGTATTAAAAAGATTTAATCTTGTTTTATTATCATCTGTAACTTTAAAATGTTCTTCTCTTATGTGGTCGTATAAAATTAAAGCTTTCATATTTATCTTCTCCTTACACTTGTTTAAATATATGATACCATAGAATATCTTTCATGTCAATAAAAAAAGAGACAAATTTTTTAATCTGTCTCTCTAAGTCTTTCATTTGCTTCTTCTAAGTATTTCATAGGTTTAATCTTAAGTACTTTCTTACTAGGTATAGTATAGTACTTCTTATCTAATCCATTCCATGCTCTTTTTTCTGGTTTTTCAATTACTTCTATTTGATATAATTTATGATTTTTTATTTTTTCTTGCCCTTCGTCAATGAAATCAACGATAGCTTTTGATTCTGCTTCTAATATTTCTTCTATATCCTGTATGTAGTATCCTGTTTCCTCTGATATTCTTCTAGCTATATCTTTTCTATTTACTGTCATTATTATACCTACAGTTTAACATTCTTTTGTTTTTTTAATTTAGTTATCTCATTTGTAACATCTTGGTGGTCTTCTTCACTAGTAAGGATATAGATATACATTTTCCATACAGATAGAGATACTCTAATTCTTTCAGCAAAATCAATTTTATATTCAGGTTTTAGTACGTAACCTTCACCATCAAAATCATAAAATTTTTTTTGTTTTTCTTCAATTGTTCTTATCTTAGGGAATGTTAAGTGAACCTCATCAACATTAGTTTTAATTGGATGTAAATTTCTAATAATTTCATAAGGATTTACATAAGGAAGTACTATTGAAATATCAATTATTACTTTAGTTCCCATAAAGGATAATGCTATATTATCAATTTCTTTATCTGAAAAACGCTCACGCATTTTATAAACAACTGCTGAATTTTGGTTTGTAGATAAGTCTTTAAATACATAATAAGGTATAATAGAATCTGTATAATAGTAAACACCGCCTCCATGTTTACATACTTTCTCAATAAGCCTATCGTTATTATACTTCTCATTAAATAGCATATAAGTATTATCATCTTTGAGTATATATCTACTAGACTTAGTAGCTACCTTATCTAGATTTTTTTCTATATTCTCTTCATTTGCATGTGTTATTTTTATTGATTTACTTATTTCTTTTTTATCTTTAGTATGAATATTGAAATATCTATCACTATTATATATAGTTAGTGTTTTATTTTTTGCCATAAAAAAACCTCACTTCTTTGTATAAATTAATTATACCATAAAAGTGAGATTTATCAAAATTAAATTTAAATATTTTCTAAATCTTTAAATTTCATAGGGTTTACATCGTCACCTTCTAAAGTAACTTTAAGTTCTCCGTTTTTAAAACAAAGTAACAAAGGAGTACTCATAACATTAAATTTCTCGATAGCTAACTCTCTATCCACATCTTCGTCAACTAAATTTAATGAGAAAATAGGTTTTGTAATATCTCCAGTCTTTTCAAATTCAGGTAAGATATTTTTTAAAATCTCACATTTAGCACATCCGTCTTGTGAAATTAATACAATAGCGTCATCATTGTATGAGATTTTTGTATTTAAGTCTACTAAGCTTTCTAATTTTTCCATATTTATTCTTCATCCGTTGTCAAAAACTTATAAAACTTTATAAATCTTATTCCTTTTTCAATGTACCCTCT